AGAGTCAGCCCGGATCCTACCACCTCACGCATCCAACGATAAGCCACGTCACGACGTGCCCTGAATACAATATCGTCACCGTTGATCCTGACCGGGATAGAACGGTCGTTACCAGTATAATAGCGAAAAGCTAGATAATTGACAATACAAAGTAACGGGAACGAGAGGAGATTTCCCATCAACTGACCGGTTCTCTGTCGCAAGGTGACCCCATTGGAGGTCACGACCATTTCTTGCGATGAACGAGCAAGTTCCTTCACGTGGTCGGGCACCCAGCTGGCGCCCCTCAAGATCCCGTTCAGTATCACCTTCTGAACCCAGATATTGAGATTGTCTGTGGCACTCTCGTAGTCGCCACTGACAAAGACCTCCCCCTCACGGGGCGCGAAGTCTCTGAACTTGTTCGCATTGGCCTCTCCTCGGAGGAGCCAATCAAACCGGCTAATCCGGTTGTAGATGCTGGCATGCAACGGACGAAGGATGTTCATCTCAACGTCACCTACTGAGACGATCCGCCACTTGCCACCCGTCTCGACCGCTCTGACGCGGGACGGAAGAAGGTCCTGGTGGGACTGCTCGGTGAGCACTCGCATAACGAAATCATGATGAGTATTCCATTTATCATGACGACCAAGAACTTCCAATCTACAACCGCCCTTCGACAAATTGCGCTGGACGCAACTCTTAACAGGCAGGACACTGTTGAGGGCCGCGTTGGGATAATACTCCTTGTCCCAACCAGAAGGAAACATCTTCCTTACCTCACGTTGAACGAATTGGAGGAAGCAACCGTCCGGTAACGGCGACTGCTCCGACATCCTCTCAACGTAACGGTCACAATTTGGCTCCGGGGATGGTATACATTTCCGGAAAAGAAATAGTGACATGGCAATAGACATTCGTGCGTCCGAAGACAGCCTACTGATGGTTCCACGCCACGGATGACAATCCCCCTCAAGAAGTCCACCACAGAACTCCTTGAGGGTTCGACAAGAACTGACACCGACGGGTAGCGAAGGGATAGGAAGGGAAACTCCGTGGAGCTTCTCTAACATCCCTACAAACGCTTTAAACCCCCGCCGGTATCGGCAACCCACTGAAAAAAACGCAGGCGTTTTTACATTTTCAGACCGGGGCATACTTTCCAATGAGCAAAGTATCGACAAGAAG